CTTGTGTGTCTTGCTACCATCAAGTGTTCCAGTGAAACCAAATCTATATTTCGCATTATGAAGCTTTGTCATAATACCAGTGAGTGATTTGGACTTGAACAGGTGTGCTTCATCACCAATCACACAATCAATATCATCAAAGTATCTTTTAGGAAACTTATAGATTGATTGCCAAGTAGAAATAATAATAGGTTTGTCAGTATTCTTATCTTTACCAGAGTAAATCTTATGGACATGATCTTCAGCATTCCAACCGTAGTCACTAAAATCATTGACCATCTGTTCTACGAGGGACGTAGTAGGGACGATGATCAACGTCTTCTTGTTGGTAGCAGTATAATATCTGACGAGGGAATAAATCATCAGAGATTTACCAGACCCCGTAGGAGAAAGTAGAAGCTTGCGGTTATTTTTTATCGCTTCATAGACCGCAGTGTATTGATACTCTCTTGGAGTAATTCCTTCTCTGGTGATCTTGTCCATAAAGGTCTTGATACCAGCAAGAGAAACAAAATCATTTGTCTCTTCAACATCTCCATACCAGTCATTTTTTTCATACTCGATAGTGTATTGACGTTCAGCTGCCCACACCTGAAGGTGTTTCATCAACCCACCATATAGTTCTCCAGTTCCAGGAGAATACAAACGAATAGAACCATCCCAGTATTTGTAACGTGGGTTCTTCTTCAGAAACTTTGCTTCAGGAACTTCAAATGTAAAATAATCCGAGAGCTCCATATGAACATGAGGCTCTGCGGATTGAATAGTCACATAAACTTCATTCTTTTTCTTTACAGATAGCAGGGTCATTATTGTCCATTGATAAATTTTTCCCACTCAATGGCACTCTTGATCTGGAAACCTCTGTTTGAAATCTGCTTCATAACCTGATCCAACCAGTATAACATCTGGTCTAGATACTTGATCTTTGCCTCAAGATTGATAATCTCATCATCGCTCTCTAGGTAAGTCTTCATTTTTTCGGAAGTTTGGATCCTTCCGCCAAAAGGTTTTTCTGCGTATGTCCGAGCATCAGCTTCACCGCTGTAATACTCACGCTTTTCTTTTACAAGCTTTCTGATTTCAAACTCTAGAGAAGTTTTGATCTGCGAGATATCAGTGTAATGGTGTAAGTATTTATTGTGTTGGAAAGGGATGTCTAGCGCAAGTTGTCCAAGATCTGTGGTATACTGTTTATTCTTGAACTGAAAATCTATTGCGCTATCTTCTGCCCATTGTGCTCGTAGTTCATCAAATTTATTACGAAGAGTTTCAAAATTCATAAGGATTTCATGTTCTTATCAAGGATAAAAAATCGCTGATGTTTGAATGTAACTTCAGCAGTAATATATTCTACATCTGTCATTGTAGCATTGAACTCAAGTGAAGACAATGCGACTGGAAAAATATTCTCAAACGATACAATGAATGCTGGGTTGTAAGCTGACGTTACAATGTGTAGTTGAGCACCACTGTATTCTTCCTTTACTGGAGTGTCTGCGTCATCATCTGCTCTACCGTTTTGACGCATCCACTTGTGAATAGAATAATAATTCTTGAGATCTTCATCAACCATAAACTGTACCGTAAAATCCCCAAAGGTGACACCACCCCCAGGGATCATAGGCAGATTACGAAAACGTGTTGCGTACTCAATGGTGGGCATAGAAATGTCAGGAAGATTTGCTCTTTGACAAAAGAAATCAGTCCCTTCAAATTTATCCAACTTCAAAAGATAACCAATAGGATTTAGAAAATTTCTATTCCTTGGTTGCTCTTTATACCAATCAGCAGGCATGTCAACTTCCCAAGCTACTACTTATTTATCCTTGAGTAATTCCTCCATTCTGCGTCTCATGTTCTTGCTATCTTGTTTCATGTAATCTCTGAGAGAATAACCACGTTGGTTTCTTAGGATACAAGTTCCTTGATAGAACATCGTAGCAGCAAAGACTAGCAGCAATACAATGCCAATTATTTCAGGGTAATGTTGAGCCATGGTAGTACTGGTGGTATAACGCCAATAAGTCTTAGCAGTCCTTCAGCAAATAAAGCAAGGACCACCCAACCAACACACATAGAAATAAGGGAAGCATTCCGATTGTGCCTTCGTATAGCAGCATCAATCATCTCCTGACATTCTTTGTGCGTTACTAATTTTTCTGGTGATATTTCTGTCATGCGGTGTGCCATAATTGTTTTCCCACTCTGGTTCATACAACGGGCATGGCTCTTCCATCAGCATGTTGATCCTTGCCCTGGATATTCTTCTATACAAATCTTCTAATCCCATTCATCTTCCTCTCCGTCGTCATCCCAAATCATGTAAGGACCGTGCTGCATTCTTTCAAGCTCTTTTGTCTTGGCAGCAAATGATGCTGTCTCCCCAATCCACAGTGCCAACTTCATTACGGTAAAAATTACCGCAAGTGGAGATAGACACAGTAGTAAAATAAGAGATGGTTGGTTCATGAATAATATTCGTTTATGAAATCTAAAAGTTCGTTGAGCGTATGCTCTGCTCCTTCAAACCATTCTCTGGATTTTAGAGATTGATTGTCGTGAAGGTTTTTCTTCATTTTATGGAGTTTTGGTAATATGTCAACCTTTGTCAACCGTCCTCGTGGCATATCGTAATAATTCGATAATTACTATTTACAAAAAAAGGGATCCCGAAGGATCCCTTGTGTTGTTTTGTGAATATGGCTCACATGAGGTTTGCAACACGTACTCTTCTGTAGTACTGGTTGCGGTTTGCAGTGAGTGCCTCAGCATCTGGTGTGCCATTCGACTGAACGACGAATGGGTTAGCAACCATACCGTAACGGGTCTTGAAGCCAATTTTTGGCTGGAAGGTGTTAGGATCAATGCTGCGGAGCATCTGGAGGGGAACATATGGGCAGTAGAATAGACCTGCATCATATGGTGATGTACCCTTGTAACCAACAACATAGTAGTGAGTGTTGGAAACGTTAGCAGAGTAAGGATCAACATAGACCTTGATGCGACCATTCATGGTTCCTACAAGTAGGTTACCAGTGTCATCTACTTCACCGATCTTAGGACCACCAGCACCTGATAGACCTGAGGTGTAGTCAAGAGTTCCGCTCATTGCGAGAGCAGAAGCAACGTCAGCAGAAGTGATGATGAAGTTGCCCTTTCCTCTACGAGTTTGAACTGCGATTGCGTTAGCATCACGCTCAACCTGGAACATTAGACCCTTGAACTTCTCAACTGACCAACGACCGTTGCTGTCAACGTCGAGGTCGAATACGCCTGCGTTAGCAACATTGTTCTGAGCACCGCTCTTAGCAATGGTGTATACAGTACGAACGACTTCACGGTTGATTTCAGCAAGGATCTCGCTGGAAAGAAGATTTGCTAGCTCCTGCTCAGCATCAAGACCATGGATTGCCTTGAGGTCTTGTGCTAGTTCTAGAGTGTACTCAGCCTTGAGTGCTCTGGTTTTAGCAGTAACAGCAGTCTTCTCGATGCTGAAGGTCATCTCGTTGAATAGAGTTGAACCCGAACCGAGTGTCTCAGCAACGTTACGAGCCATAGCGGTAGTGCCACGCTCATAGTTAGCAGCGGTTGTACCACCACCAGTTGCGTCGTTTAGAAGACCTGGGTTTGCATCAGTTGTGCCACCATCGCCAAGAGGATATACATCATCGGTGCCAAGTGGAACGTTGTCATAAGCACCAGGACCATCTGAAGATGCAGAGAAGTTGCTATCAGGCTCGTTGTAGAGTGCCTCACGACCAGTGCGGAGACCGCTATCATCTTGTCCTTGATAGTGTGACTTCATTGCGAAGATTAGTCCAGTAGGACCGCTCATTGGCTGAACGCCGCAGATGTCATATGCAACGAGGTTAGGCATTGCACGTCTGATTAGGGAGATCATAACAGGATCGAAACCTGCTAGACCACCAGTTTTGGTGTCGAGACCAGAACCAGAAAGTGCGTTGGTGCCGATAGCGCCTGCACTGTTGATGGTTTCAGTCATCATGCCACGCTCTTCACGTAGCGATTTTTCTGTGTTTTCTAAGAGAACAGCGGTAACATCTCTTCTGTAGTTGTCCTTAATTGCGCCAGCGCCTTCGTGACCTAGAACAGGTGCCCACTTTTCTGTTAGAGCTCTTGCGTTAAACATTTGTTTGCTCCTTGAAAATTTGGGGGTTATAATTAGTTTGACCAGCGGTTTAGTGCTTGGAGATATGCCGCCATTGCTGGTGACGCATCTTCAATACCTTCAACTGGAGTTTCGTCAGTTACATCGCCTGGGGTTACCGATGTTCCTTTGAAATAAGATTCCTTGATAGTTTTTACCTTTCTCGAAAACTCTTCCTCGGAAACAAAATCAAGTCCCTCAGCTAGTGCTGCGAGTTTCTCTTTCTGAGTATCTGCCAAACCTTCTGAAATAGAATTCAGAATATTTACTTTTGCAGTCTCATTAAGACGATTTTGAAGTTTCACATTTGCCTTAACCTGTTCGTCAAGACGCTCTTCCATTTCACGAACTTGTTCCGCCATACCTTCTACCACATCAATTTTGTCGTCTGGGATAGAGATATAGTGTTCTTCAAAGAGACCCTTGAGACCTGCGATGAAGTCTTCGGTAATCTCATTCTTGATGCCACGGTCAATAGCAACTTGGTTCTCTTCCATCCATTGACCGATAGCGTAGTTCACTGTACCATTGACTTCTTCAGCAAGTTCGCTCTTGATTGCTTCTACTTGCTTATCTAGTTCAGTGGCAAAATGTTCTACAAGCTTGTCATACTCTTCGTTGAGTTTTGCTGTTACAGCTGCTTCAAAGATTGTCTTTGCTTTTTCAGCAAACTCTTCAGAGAGTTCAGTGCCTTCTAGGAGGGCATTTACATCGTCAGTCATATCAATCTCAAATCCAGCGTGGATTGGATATGTGACTGCTCCACCCATCTTGGTGCCGTATGCTACTTCGGCGCCAACGTGTGGTTGAGTTCCTTGATCACCAGCATCTTTTTTGTGTGCTAGTTGAGGATCACCAGAAATTTGCGAGATAGGTGCCGCTGCTTTAGCACCTGGGTTCTCTTCGCCATCTTCATCATTGTCGTGAAGTGGACCTGAAGTTGAACCACCCAGATCCGCAGCTGCCTTTTGACCAGGCGCAACAGAAGGTTGGACGGTTGGCATAGGATCCTTTCCGCCAGCCCTTGCAGTCTGAACGTCAGAAACCTGTGAAGGATCGCTACCAGCACCTGGGATCACAGAAGCATTTACTGTTGGCATTGGATCGCCTGCTTCTAGAATAACCTTGTGCTCAGTAACAAACTCTTCAAACTTTTCGTTTAGCATATCTGACATTTGAGTTTACCTCGTAATTTCCGTATAATTATTCTAAGTTTATTTATGAAATCAAAGATTTGAGAGAAAATGCTCAAACACTTTGAGCGTCCTCTCTTCCATATTGCGACGAGTTGCCTCGTCCATATATCTGCGGTATTTATCTACTTTCGCTTCGTTTAGAATTCCGT